TTTATTGTTAAGGGGCAGGGTATAAACCTTCGCCTTCCAGGCGGAATTGTCTTTAGCTAATAAGCTAGTATAATAGCAATATGGAAAAGCAAAGATACAGAAAAGGAGCGCATACAACATTAGATTTAAAATATCATTGTGTATGGAAAACAAAATACGGATACCCAGTACTGCGAGGAGAAGTATCCCTAGGCGCAAAAAGAATAGTGCATGAGATAGCCAAAGAAAAAGGTCTTACAATAATTAGCGGCAATGTGAGAGCTAATCATATACATGTTCTAATCAGCGCCCCAAGTTACTACTCCCCTTCTAAGATAATGCAATATCTAAAAGGCAAGAGTTCTTATAGATTACAGAGAGATTATAGGAGAATACTAGGAAAAACGCATTGGGGAAGACATTTGTGGTCACGAGGATATTTTTGTTCAACAGTAGGTTCTGTAACAGAAGAACAGATTAAGGCGTATATAGAGAATCAGGATGATGAGCCGGATACAGTTAAGGTGTGGGATGCAAAGGATTCAGATGCTTTTGAGTCAGATGACTAAACTTCAGTTTTTGTAGGCATGCGTTTACGCCAAATTCATACCCACTACTTTCAGTAGGGGGTAGGTTGATTTCTTGAACATCCTCTCTATTTGCCTCTATGACTTTTTTCCTGATAAAATTTGTCTCGATTGATCTAATGTTAGCTCTGTACCTTCTATATGTGTAGTGTGGTGAGCTTCTAATAACAAGGCTTGGTTTTGCATGGTTACTAGTAATTCTTCTGATAAATTAATAGCATCAAAGAAACCACGCGATCTTTCTATTTTAGCAAGTGAAGTTGTGATACTATTGGTTATGGTAAATTTAGGTTTATAGGTCATTGATGAGCTCTTTTAAAATTGTACGTACCATGCATCAATATATGTTTGAACATTAAAGGTGATACCTTAGCTAAATCCTGTCTATTTACTACATATCCTTCCAACTCTAAATCTTGAATTATTTTATGTAATATCTTAGTGTTCCAGTATAAAATCAGATTTGATAATATACTTAAACAACTTGCTTTATTCATAATTTCTTCATATTCTTTTGTTTTAAAAATGCCTTGGTTTGCAAAAAAGATATGTTGGGCTAATTGATGGCGAGATTCTCCACGATTAAGTTGTAGATGAATTTGATATCTCAATGTTTCATCTGATATATAACGTAATATATAAATAGTTTTTATACATCTGCCTAAGGTTATTAGAGCTTTAGTTAGTCTATCTGTACTACTTCTACTGGCTAGTTTTTGGACAATTACATGAGCTGGTGCAACTCCATTTTTAAGTGATCCAAGTACCCTTACTATTTGATCCCATTGCTCGGCTACAAGAATAAAATCAGTATATCCACTAAAGAAATCTTTATTTTGACCGTATTTTATACTTTTATCAAATTTATATAGTTGCTGATATTTTATTCCTTTTATACGCGGACAAAATGAAAAGCCAAGTAAGTAGCACAGAGCAAAAACAAGCTCTGTAAATCCATGAGTATCTGTAGTATGAGTATCTATTTGTAAGTCACTACCATGCGATAATAAACCAGTTAAAACATATGTTGCTTCTCTAACAGAGCATGAAATTACTTGTGAAGAAAATACACTATGTTGATCTGAGATATGCGTATATATTGATACCGCCTTATTGTAATAACCATAATATCTTGGATAAAATGATGCTAAAATAGAACTACTTCTTATCCTATAACGTTGTCCATCAGAACTAGAGAATTTTCCATCTCCCCATACTTTACTAAGATCATGTTTATTATGTTGATTTACTATATAATTATTAGTATTTTGTAGAGATTCCTTATGCACATACCAACGTGATACAGTCCTAAGAGGCTCTATCTCCATATCTTTGGTACTATTGAACATCCCATATAAGCCAATATTAGTTCCGTGAGCTAGTAATGTTGCATATAACAAGTTTTTGTCAGGAGACTCTTTTTCTTCATATCCTGATAATGACTGTAAATGTTGTGAAAAATTGATTTCTTGGTCTGTTTCATATAATAAATCTTCTATTCTAATTACAGGCATTCTAGATTCTAATAACTGTCTAAGTCTTTTTACCTCATTATGAATTGGTAGGGCATCATCTTGTCTTAACTTTAACTTACCATTTGAACCAATATAGGCAAAACTAGTATCATTAAAACTATTTGTTGCCTGCTCAAAATATTTTTTATGCTCCGCTTTAAGCTGTTTTAAAATATTCTGAAAATTATTTGGCAATCTCAATTCTTTATATGATTCTTTTCTATTTTCCTTCCACTCAGTCTCACTATAAATAGTACTCCAAAAATCACGATAGTGACGTGAGTGTTCTACGTAGATATCACCACTAGCTAGGGCTTTTTTAACGGCGAAGTATAATGATATTTCCCAAGGTTTTTGTTGTATTTGACCTTGATCATTTTGCAATAAATCTTTCCAGTTGTTAAAAACAAAACTTACTGGTGCATCATTGGGGATTTTAGATATATTGCCTTTGTTTAACTGCCGTAGTAGTTTTATTGATTTTATCAAATCTTCTGAACCCTTGGCAGCTTTAAAATTCAATTGATAAAAGCGTTTTGTATATTCTCTTAAAGAGTTATATCTGGAAGATAATTCTTTATAATGACCGTGTTTTTCTAGTAACTGGGATTCTATACAACTGTTTGTTGCTTCTTCTAGAGATACCATATCTATAGTTTCTTGATATTGTTTTAAAGTTATTTTATCAGGGGATACATATCCTATCAGGTGTTGAACTGCATTAATTAATATATCAATACTCTTGTTAGACCCTTTCCAAGAATGTTGCAATTTATTTTCTAGGCTGTTCTTTGATATTCTGCTCTTTGTGGCCAATATCTGATTATTTAAATCTAAGATGTGATCAATGATTGATTTATACCCTTCGCTTAAAAAACAAATTATATAAGCATGGCGCTTTGATGAAGGGGAAATTTTCTTTAGTGAATCCGAATCATATGTATATACTATATTTGCAATTGATCTGATTAGTTCTGCATCAATAGATGCAAAACTTACTTTATGCATCTTCAACTTTAATAATATTGATAATTTATCTAAGTAATCATTGATAACCTTAGATGTTGCTTCTGGTGGAGATGATTTAAATTGCATAAGAGATGAAAATAATCCCTTACCAGTTGTTTGTAATAATTTATCAAATTTTCTAAGATGTTTATCAGAAAAAAAATTGCTTATTTCCTTATAAATATCTGACAATACAGATTGTTTTATGGTAGCTACTTTCCTACCTAAACTTTTTTTACTTGGTAGTAATATTTTTTCTTTTAATAAAAATTCTTCTGCCTCTTTGAATAAACTATTTTGTGCATATAGTTTTGATCTAAGCTTACTACTAATCAACTCTTTTAGAAGAATGTAAGAGTCTAAATTAAATTCCTTATAGTTTAGGTGCTCCTTGATCTTTTTACGATATCTATACTCCCTTTTAGGATGAATTCTGTTATCCAATGAGTCAATATAATTAAGTTCAAATTGTCTTGATAGATATTGTAATATTTTATACCCAACATTCGTGTAATCATTAACAAATATTCCATTATTCCTTAAACTACACATTTGAATAGCAAAACAAAGTGTATAGAGATCATCTCCCCTGCACGAATCTCTTACAAAATCAATTTCTTCATCTGTAAGTGTCCATTTTGTTAGCATATCTTCATCGTTAACTTCTTGGATAGTTTGATTTTGCAACTGATTACTTGCTATTTGCTTCAACATTAATTTTTCAACCGTAAATATTAGTTTCCGTTTTTTCTACAGACATCTCTAGGTCATTTTTAGATGGTTTCGTATATATAGCCGTAGTATTAACAGAATCATGTCCCATCAGTGATGCTAATTCTGTTAACTGATTAGGATTAGCTTTTAGATAATTACTAGCAAATGTATGCCTAAAAGTATGTGAACTACAATTAATTCTATCAATACCAGCCCTTTTGCATATCGTGTAAATAGCTAATTGCAGCGAACGAATATTTACAACATCACCACGCTTACTGATAAATACTGGGGTATTCTCTTTATACTCAGATCTTTCTTGAAAATATTCTCTTAATGCAACTCTAGCACTGGAATTAATAGGTATTTCACGTTCCTTTATGCCTTTACTGTCTATAACTCTTAAAAACCCTGAGCGTTCATTTATTTTTATATCTCTCATCTGTAATCTAGATACTTCACTTATTCTAAGACCAGTTTGTAACATTAGCTGAACTAAAGCATAATTTCTACATGCTAAGCCGTGTTTAGATTCTTTTGCTGCATTTAATATTAAATGAACTTCCTTTCTATTTAAAGATTGAGGCTTGGTCATTTTAATTTTCTTTGCAAATTTTATGTTCTTTGATGGATCATTTTTAATATATGACAGTGAGTGTAAATACTTGAAGAAATTTTTTAGTGATTGCAAACGTCTATTAACAGAGGTAGCCTTTTGACGCTTTATAACTAACAATTCTTGTCTATAAGCTTTTATATCACCTTGATTAATCAAAGTTATATCCTTTTCTTTATCATATAAATTTATAAGCCATTTGTAAAAATGGACAATATCACCCAGATAATTCTTAACAGTCCTATCTGATAAATCTTTTAAGATAAGATGTTTTGAAAATAAATCTAAATATTTAATCATTATCATTCTGTATGTATAGGGCGTACAATTGTTATATACCTTAGCATAGTATATTAATGCATCCAATACAATAGTTTTTTAACTTATAATACATCCAATTATACTTGGACGCATATTTATTTGGGCAGTTTTCTATAAAGTAATATCTTGCTAATTTGTGATCTAAAAACTACTTTTTACGGCGTCCAATACTCTATGTCCTATTTTCGCACGCTCACGGACTGCACCCCAAGTTTTACTGATTTTTTTGAGTTTCTTTTAGATGAAGAAGAAAAAATAAGAGCAGAAAATAATCAAAAAAATATATCTAACGTTTAATTTATCCATCACAGATGCTCAAACGCCTAGAAAAAGCTATTCATGAATTTTGAATTTAAACTCAAGTTTTTGCTTTTGACACCTGTGATTCAAATTGAACCAAATCAAATCTAATAATATTTTTTGTTATAATATAGATTTTTAATAATTCTTTAACCAATAACTGGTATTTTGAGTCACTATGCAATCCTTGGCTAGTTTTAGTGAAATCCACGCAGTAGCAGAAAACAAGCCAAGGATTGCTCTCTGTATACATCCATTATACACCATAATTCTCAATTTTTAAAATCAACCAAAAATTCTCACTCAATCTCCTATCTCTACAATCTCTCATAAATCAGCTCTACTAGTTGTTAAGGAGGTCAATATTAAATTTATGCTATAATACAAGTATCAATAATAAACTGATATTAAATGATTATGAGTAGATCTAAAAAGAACTGGATAGAATCTGCAATAAAAAAGCCTAACGCATTGCGTAAAACTCTGAAAGTAAAGTTAGGCAAAGATATTCCAGAAAGCAAGCTAGAACAAGCCGCCCATTCTAAAAATAAACTAACAGCAAAACGAGCTAGGTTAGCAGAAACTCTAAAGAAGTTTCATTAAGGGTTTTTTGATGTTAGATAAAAAAGCAGATTCAGCAATAAATGATTTAGCTTTATCTATTCCCAATATAGAGCTACTTATATCTAAAGTTAACACCAAACACTCATTCCATGAATTCATCAAGCAAGCATGGCCTGCAATTGAAGGCGGAGTCAGTTTTGTAGATAGCTGGCATATACAGGCAATAGCTGAGCATTTAGAAGCTTGTTACCGCAGGGACATAAAGAAACTCCTAATCAATATACCTCCAAGAACCAGTAAAAGCACAATAGTATCTGTAATGTTTCCTGCTTGGGTATGGCTGCATAATCCAGAAGAGAAATTCCTTTATTCCTCCTATGCTGGTTCACTCTCAATAGAACATTCTTTAAAATGTAGAAGATTGATAGAGAGTAACTGGTATCAGGAACGTTTTGGTAATTTGTACCAATTGTCCAAAGACCAGAAAGCTAAAGGCTTCTTCGATAATAATAAAAAGGGCAGCCGCATAGCTACATCCTTTGGCGCAAGTGCAACTGGTAAAGGTGGTAACTTCTTAATTGTTGATGATGGAAATAATGTCCAAGATGGGGAAAGCGAAGTCAAACGCAAGGCCACAATTGAATGGCTAGATAGTGTATGGTCAACTCGGCTCAATAACCCTAAGAATGACGTACAAATTATTATCCAGCAGAGATTACATGAGGAAGATATTACTGGTCATATTATAGATAATGACCTAAATGACGAATGGGTCAAGCTTGTACTGCCTATGGAGTATGAAGAGGCTAGAAAAGCACAAACTATAATACTCCCATCAACTAATGGCAAAGTCTGGCAAGACCCAAGGGAAGAAGAAGGTGAATTACTATGTGAGCAAAGATTTTCTCTCGCAGAAATCAATCAATATAAGCATAGATTGGGCTCCTATGGTTATGCTGGCCAGTACCAGCAAAGACCAGCACCAGAAGAAGGAGGAATAATCCAGAAATCTTGGTTTAAATGGTGGAAACATGATCAGCCACCTGAAATACAATTCATTGTGCAAAGCTGGGATACTGCTCTTACTGCTAATGAGATGTCCGCATATTCAGCATGTACTACTTGGGGAGTATTTTATGATCATAATTACATAGAGAATTTGATATTACTCTCTTCGTGGCGAGGCCGTGTTGAATACCCAGAACTTAGAGAAATGGCCAAACGCTTATTTTTTGACTACCGAGATAATGGCAAAGAACATAATCCAGATTTTAAGGGCAGAAAAATTGATATGTGTTTAGTTGAAGCCAAAGCTTCAGGAGATCCGCTAATACAAGATTTATATAAAGGTGGTATTAAAGCTATAGCATTTAACCCAACTAAATATGGCGATAAAATACAAAGAGTCAGGCTAACTACACCTATAATTGAGGGTGGTAGAGTATGGCTTAGAGCACAAGGTCCAAAATATGAAAGGCTTATGCCTTTTTCTGATGAGTTTTTGCAAGAAGTAGCTACGTTTCCTAATAGTTCCTCAAGGGATTTAGTGGATACGATGACACAAGTCTTGCTCAAATTAAGAGATGGGCATCTTATACTGAATCCTAGAGATGAGCGACCACAGCCTCCTAATGATACTGAAGGCAAGATAGTTTATTAGTTGAAATTGTTAAAATACAAAAAGGGAAACCTATTGCAGATTTGAATTTTAGTATACATAATCAATTGGCCAAAGCCGAATTATACGCAAATAAAATTTGGTCAGTAGCTTTTTTACACAGTTTTTTGTGTGCATGGATAGTACGTGTTAATTGATTTTTATCATTTATAGTATACAAATAATCATCTTCCACACGGGCAATTATTATATTATCCTTGTAAATCTCAACACGATCATTCATAATTTATATTCGACCGGGCCAATCTTTGAAAATTCTAAAAGTATTGACCTAACAAAATCACTATTCATATTTTTGTTTTTATTGATTTATAATAAAAAATATAGGTTAATATTTACTTAAAATAAGTTTTACAACGTATATATATGGACTATTTAAAAAGTTGTGAGTACTCTATCAGATTAATTAATAGACTCAAGGAATTTGATAAACAAAATAAGCTTGATTTTGAGCTAATAAATACAGCTATTTATTGGGCTAAGAAATATCATGATGGTCAATTTAGAAAAAGCGGTGAGCCGTTTTATACTCATCCTTTAGAAGTTGCTTATATGATTAGCGAATATTCTATAAAAACTGATGTTATTGTTACTAGTATTTTACATGACATAGTTGAAGACACTGAAGTTACTGTCGGAATGATTGTTGACGAGTTTGGATGGAGAATAGCCGAAATGGTTGATAGGCTAACTCGTGATAGGCCAGATGGGACTAAGCTAAGTGTTAAGGATATATTGGATAATGCCTATGCTAAAGGGGATAAGGAAGTTTTGTTGGTAAAAATCATTGATCGGCTTCATAATATGCAGACTATAGAAGCTAAATCACCCGAAAAAATTAAAAAGATAACACATCAAACTTTGAGCAATTTTTTAAGTATTATAATGCATCTTGGCTTATCAAAAATAGAAGAGGAAATAATTAATAGATGCTTATATTATACATCCAAGGAGCGAAAGAAAGCACCTGCAGAGTTGCCATTTTCCTTTAATAATAGCACCCCGATTCTTTCTCTAATTTAGTAAAATGTAATATTCCTAGAGTAAAACAAATAGACATAGGTAAGAGTATTAAGATAATGCCCCAATTACCTAAATATTTTGTTAGGTAAACAATTCCAAAAGAGGTAATGATATACATCATAGCCCTTGATATAGCATATATAAGGCTACCATAAGTAAAACGTTTAAAAACTGGAATATGAGTATATAATACTGGCGTAGCAGGATTGGTACTAAGAACGAATAACACAAAAAACGCTTGAATAGCAAATAATTGTGAAGGACTAGTAATATTATTTAACAGATAAGGAGTAAGTAACGAAAAAGGAATAAATAGTGATACTTTGAATTTAAGTATTTTTAAAGGATGTATCTTATAACACAGAAAAGTTATTATTATGTATCCCGTTAAAGCAATCATGGATACTAAGAAATTCTGATGAATAACTTGCTCAGAAGCATATTCAAATTTATTTCGTAAAATATTACCACAATGGATATATGTAAAATAAAAACATATTGGCCAACCACATTGGATAAAGAAGAGAGAAAGAAGGGTAAGTTTTTTAGCTTTTTCTTTGTAGATAGGATCATCTTTTAGAATACTTATAGCGATTTTATTTTCTTCTAAAGATAATTTTATTTTTCGTTTTGCGTCTGCAAAATCTATAGTTTCCCTCAATGTCGTTCTAGCAACGGCTCCAATTAATGCAATACCTGCACCGACCCAAAATGCTATTCTCCAATTAAATCCAAAGCTGGTAGATAATGCTGCTATAGATAATGCAAAAGTACCACCTAAAATAGAAGCAATAGCAATGATCATTACAATAGGATATTGTATTGGTGGTTTTAGAATTTCTGTTAGATATATCTCTGCTCCCACGATTTCTCCCATTGAAGACATTCCTTGAAAAAGACGACACATGGTTATTATCCAAGTAGCTGCTATACCTATTTCGGCATAAGTGGGAAGATTGGCTAAAATAATACAAGATATTGACATAAAGAAAGTTGTTATTACTATTGTTGCTTTTCGTCCAATATTATCACCAATATAGCCAAAAATTATTGCTCCCAAAGGGCGAAAGACAAAAATTGAACAAAAAGAGAACGCAGATAACAGTGATGTAGTAAATGGATCAGTTTTTGGAAAAAATAACTCATTAAGAAGTACTGCCATATGTACATATAGCATCAAATCAAAATACTCAAGAAAAGTGCCTACAGATAACAGTCCGACAGCTTCTTTTTGTTTTCGAGTAAGTTTAGTTTGAATATTAGCAGAACCGATAGAATCATTCATAATATAATAACAGTTTAATTTAATACATATTTCACCTTAGTAAAAATAATCTATACAGACAAGGGCTACTTATAGTTAAGCACTGACTTATTTTTTTAATCAACATTTAACAACTTACTTTTTAGAAGGAGTTAAGCCCTTGAATCCCTTGATACATATATAAAATGTTCTTTTTTTGCCAAAAAAAGCAGAGTGGTATAATGTTCACAACTAGTAGTTTGCGGAAGAGTGCAGGAATTAGGGTCTTGGATTAGACTTATCAATAAATAGATATTGAGTAAGAATTGGTACTTTTACCGCCACTTAAAATTATTACCTCCTAAAATTCTCATTGATATATTGCTGCAAGATAACCTCAATATTAAGAGCATCTAGTTTTATTTGTTTTTTATTTAGATGCAGCAATGAAATTTCAAACTCATTAAACCCGTAGACTATATCTGAGGATTTAGCTTGTTGCATATCAATAATTACCGGGAAGTAGATAGGCAAGTGTTTGGCAACGTTTTTACCAAAAGGCTGGAAGAGATTATTTGAATTCTCAATGTGGACTTGCAACTTAATAACAGTACCAACAACAAGATACCCAGCTTCTTTCGCAATAACAAAGAACTCTGATGATTGATTAATAGTATTCATCAAGTTATCTAAGTCTAATTTTTCTGCTTTTTTCGTCATTTTTTACCTGTGGTATAATAGTGAATAAGAATATTTACTTACATGGAAATTTTAACAGAGAATATAACTCCTGTCGAAGAATTAGAAGATGGCTCCACTATATATGAGATAGGGTCTGATAATGAGGAGCAAATTAGTAACGATAATTTTTATGCTAATTTAGCAGAAGAGTTATCTGAGAGTTCTAGGAACAAACTTAGCACTTATTTATTAGAGCAGATAGATGAAGACATTGAAGCAAGGAGAGACTGGCTTGATAGTGTCAACAGAGTAAAACATTATCTGGGTTTTTCTTTAGAAGATTTAAAAGATAAGCCATTTTCACAAAGCACAAGAACATTTGATACAACTCTTTCTACTGCTCTTATTAGATTCTATGCAACAACAAGAGCCGAGCTACTTCCTGAAGATGGAGTGGCTGGATTTAAGATAAGTGGCGAGGCAAATGAGGAACTAGAGAAAAAGGCCGAACTAAATAGAGATTGGCTGAATTACTTCCTAACAGTTAAAGACCATGCTTATTACTCAGACTTTGAACGTTTCCTGCTTTATTTAGGTTTGTATGGTAGTGGCTTTAAAAAAGTATATTACGACAAAATCAATAACCAACCTTCAAGCAGATTTATTATGCCCGAGGATTTTGTTATTGATGGTGATTGTACTTCCATACTCGAATCAGAGCGTCTGACGCATATACTACACCTATCAAAAAGAGAAATCATCCTCAAACAACAAAGTGGCATATACAGAGACTGCGAACTTCCCTACTTAAAAGGTCTTGATGTAAATGATGAAGATGATGAGGGTGAAGATAAGCAAAAAGATGGCATAGATTTAAATGCCTATAGCCATAAATCTTTGTTTGATATCTATGAGATACATACATACCTTAATCTAGAAGATTTTGCTGATACTGATTTTATAGAATCAGAGGATGCTATTCCGCTCCCTTACGTAGTAACTATAGATAAAATATCAAAAGAAATACTAGCTATTAGGCGTAACTGGGAGGAAGATGATCAGGATAAAAAACGCACTAATTATTTTGTTCAGTATAATTATCTGCCAGGTTTTGGCGTATACGGTATTGGCCTTGCTCATCTACTCGGCTCAAATGCTATTACTCTTACTAAATTACTACGCCAGCTTGTAGATGCAGGCTCATTTAAGAACTTGCCTGGAGGCTTGCGTAAGAAAGGTATAAAGCAACAAAATAATGACATAGTAGTAGGACCTGGTCAGTTTGTAGAGGTTGATACTGGAGGCGAACCTTTAGCAGAAGCATTTATGCCGCTACCATATTCAGAGCCATCACAAGTTTTGCGAGAACTGCGACTTGAAATCGTTGATCAGTGCAGAGAGCTTGGCTCTACCTCAGAGCTTGGCATGCTAGATTCTAAAGAAGATATACCAACTGGTACAATGCTGGCTGCACTCGAAACCAATAATCGTATTCAGTCAGCGGTACTTCGCTCTATTCATAAATCCTTAAGTCAAGAACTACAGTTAATAGATAAGCTGTTTAGGCAAACTTTGGAATATGAAGAGTTTAGCTTTGGTGAAAATAGACAATCTATTGCAGCAGAAGATTTTATCGATGAAGTCAAAATAATACCGGTCTCAGACCCATCAGTAAATTCAACTATTCAAAAGATTATAAAAGCTCAGGAAATGCTAAGAACTGCAGAGCAAGCACCGGAGCTACATAATATGCGAGAAGTACTGCGTATTAATTATGAGGCTCAAGGATTATCTGCAGAGGAAATAGATGCAATCCTTCCGCGCCCTACAGAAGAATCAGAAATACCACCACTGGATCCAGTAAGTGAGAATATAAACATATTATCAGATAGTCCAGTAAAAGCGGCTATTTGGCAAGACCATGCTGCTCATAAAATGGTGCATGCAGCATTTGCTGCAGAGCACCCAGAATTAGAAGCACCAATAATGGCTCATATTAGAGAGCATGAAGCTTATGAATATCTAGTACAAATGCAGCAAATTATCGGGCAAGAATTACCTTCTCTAGAAGAAATACAGAACCCGGATATTCAGAATGCTATAGCGCTAGCTGTTGCCAAAGGTCTAGAAGAATCGGGTATAGCAAATTCTACTACACAAGAGACTATAGACCCGAACCAATTAGTCCTAGCAGATATACAGCAAAAAGAAGCTGAAACTGAATCTAAGGAACGTATAGCAAAACTTAAGACTGAGACAGATATATTCAAGGCTCAATTAGATTTTGAAAAAGAAAAAGCTAAGATTGAGTCCAATGAAGATATAGCTCAGTTAAAGTCTGAGACTGAACTTGAAAAATCACAAAATAGTTAGAGGAAATTATGAATAAAAAAATTAGAAGTTTAGAAAAAGATACTCAAATCAATAAAGGCAAACAGCACTACAAGCATGGTGGTAGCTGTAAGAAATACGCTGCTGGTGGCAAAGTTAAAACTGATAAACCATCAATGCAAAGAAGATGTAAGTAGGGTCTAATCCCATAAAGGTACGTAATGAACAATAGGATAAATAATGTTATTTGAGAGATTATTACAAGATTTAAAGGCAGAGCAGAGCAAACTAGAAAGGCTTATTGTGCAAGGTCAGATATCTGATTATGCAACATATAAGTTTCTAGTAGGTAAGGCTCAAGGGTTATTAACTGCAATTGATATTTTAAGAGAGGTTTTTAAAAGGTATGACGATGCAGAATCAAGAAAATAGTGGAATAGATTTAGAAGAGTTTAGTTTTGATACTGAGCTTGCAAAGGTAGAAAATATTCATCCTCAAGGATGGAATGTACTAGTGCATTTATATGTTGAGCCAGAAAAGCGCAAAAGTGGTTTAATCACGCCTGATAGTTATCGCAAAGAGCAAAAATATCAAAGCTGTCAGGGATTTGTACTTAAAGTAGCTAAGGGAGTTTATGACAGTGATAGATATAGCGAGACTGGTCCATGGTGTAAGGTGGGGGACTGCGTTATTTTTTCACCATATTCAGGCATAAAAATACACAGAGGCGATGATGTCTATGTATTTTTAAAAGAAGACATGATTGAGGCGGTTATTACAAATCCTGCTATAGAAATACCAAAAATATCTAAATAAGTAGAGGTTATAATGGATACACAAGAAATATTACCTGAAAATATAGAGGAGTCTCATCTTCCAAACAGTGGTCTTGATGAAATAGAAGCCGCTATGGAGAAAATCAGTGAACTTGAACAAGCTGATAGTGATGCATCGGAGCAGGCACTAGAGGACAATCCTGAAACCAAAAGGACAAACCTAAAAGACTCCGATGCTAAAAGCAAGACTACTACGGAAGAAGCAGAAGCTCAAGAAGAAAAAACGGAACCTACTTCTACCGGTGAAGAACAAAGCACTAAATCCAACAAATTATGGCATGAGAAAAAACTCAAATTCAAGGCAATAGCTGAAAGAGATGCTATTGCTGCAGAAAGGGATGAATATAAGAAAATGCTGAAAGAAGCTTTAGATAGGCCTTCTAGCCACAAACCCTCCAAATTTCCGACAAAGTGTTTGTTAAGTGGTTTGTAATTTTTTCTTTAAGTTTCTCTTGTTGATATAAGTATTAAGTGCAATATGGTTAGTATACTCAAGCACACTAGAAATTTTACGAACTGAAAGGCCGTAGTCCAATAATTCTTTAATTTTTTCTGCATGCTTATCAAATTTACTTTTTTGAATTGTTCCTTTTGGTTTTCCTAAAATTTGTCCTTGTCTTTTCTTGGAAGCTAAGGCTTCTTTTGTTCTAAGGCTTATTAAGTCTCGTTCTAACTCAGAAAACAATGAAAAAAGTGTCAATGTAACCTTTGAATTTATGTCTTGTTGGCTGATATCTAAGTTTTGTTTCAAAACGATAACGCGAATATTACGCTTCGCCAAAGAGTTCACTATGGTAATCACCTCTGCGGTACTCCTTCCGAGTCGGCTGAGTTCGGTAACAAGCAATATATCACCGTCATCTAACATGGGGAGCAGTCCGTAAGCGTGTAAAAATAGGACATAACGTATTGGACGCAGTCTTTTGCATAGTGGGTAGTTATTGGACGCATAATATTCTGTTATTTGTCACAAGTTCTGTCATAAGTTTGTCATAAGTTTTTAAGTTTCAATTTATATACCCTATTATTAGTAGCACCTTCAACATGCAGTATATTTTCTTCTATTAGCTCTTTTAATTCTCTCTGTAATGTTCTTTTATTGACACTGGGACATAAGTCTTCATAATTTTGGATGTTAATCCAGCCATTTTCAATAATGTATCCAATTGCTATATTTTGATGTTTTGATAGTTTATTATTTTGTATTAGAGATTCATATTTTATAATAGCAGCACTTTTATTCTGTAACTCTCCAATTTGGGTTTCTAAACCTTTTACAAAATATTCTAGCCAGCCAGTCATGTCCATATTATTATTTCTTACATTCTGTATGGCTTCATAATAATTTTTTCTGTTACGGTCATAATATTCACTCAATGTGAATAGTTTTTTAAAATCATATCCCTGTCTATATAAGCAGAGGGTAGAAAGAAGACGAGCAGAACGTCCATTGCCATCCAAGAAAGGGTGTATATCTACCAATTGGAATTGAGCGATGCCAGCAACTAGTATATCACTTATCTCAGTTTCATGATTAATCCAATCTAATAATTCCTGCATCTGAATATTTACTTCATATGCTGGTGGTGGAGTATATATAATTTTATTGTTAAGGGGCAGGGTATAAACCTTCGCCTT